TGTAACTTGGCTCCTGTGGGTCTCGCACGTCGAGCACATCCCAGGTCCACTTAGCCTCACGCTTGCCCTGTCGCTCAAGGGTACGGATGCGGGCCTCGACTACGACGGCAGGATCTGCCGGTCTGTCAGGAGTAGCCGAAGCCCAGACCATATCCGAAGGAACCACGCGAAACTGTAGCCCGCTATCAGTCCATGCAACGCGTACCAAGCCCTCACGCATGCCCACCACCTGCCGCTGATTGCGGCCCAGCACGGACCATAGCTCAGCGGCGCGCAGTTGCTGGCGGAAGTCATCAAGCCCGCCCTCGGCCACGTCTTGGTGCTCCACCGTGGGAGCCTCGGCGTAGAGCTTGGACAGTTGATCGACCAGGGCGCGGAGCGGGTTGCGGCTGAGGTCTCGGAAGCCTAGCCGGGCCGCGGTGTCTTGACTGAAGAAGGAGCCGATCCGCTCGTCGAGGTCTTGCCGCCACCAGCCCTCAAGGATGCGCCGCCGTTGGCGTGAGTGCTCGCGCCGGGCTTCGTCGCCGGGATCGGGTAAAGGCGGTCGCTGTTGCTGAACTCGTGGATCTGTGAGGTTGTTCATGTCCTACCTTACGCGCAAAGACTGTACGCCCTTGCTGCGGGTGTCAAGGAATGATCGCCCGATGTAGCGCGCTGCGTCGAGTGCGTGAGATAGTTCCTTGTTGGAGGCATCTCCGCCCGGCCCTCGCCAATGACGGAAGCCGCGAATCAAAGTCTTGCAACGCGGGTGCACGTGGAAGTCTCTACCCTCACCACGCACCATCGCAGAGTGCAGCAGCCTGCTCGTGTAGGCCACGCTGCCCGGCCCTTTGCGGGCTGGCATGATCTTGAACGGCGGCGCATGTGCAGGCATGCCAGAGAGCACGGCGATCGACTCTGTGAGCAACTGGTTCACCTTGTAGCCCGCTTCACTTTTACCGGCGCTGTTCGTGTCACCGATGGCAACGTCTACCGCTTCTGGCCGAAGGTCCCAGCGATCGAGCATGTCAAGGATCCCTTGGGCGTCTCGCTCGATCCCGGTGTGCCCTTCACTGATGTACTCGTCAAGAAACCAGCACTGCGGGCTTGCGCCCCTGGTGAAGGCGACCAGCAGCGCCGCCTCTCGCCCTGCGTCCTCGCCGTGATCCACTGAGATCCCGATGGACACCTCGACCCCTGGTAGCTCTTCGGTGATGTGCTCGTCGTTGAATGCGCCAAAGTAGCGGTGAGGGCTTGCCCCTTCCCAGGCCGCAGCGATTCTCTGCGCGGCTTCGCTCACTAGTGTGTGAGCAATGATGTCCTCGATCTGCTCTTCGGTGAGCCACGGGCACGCCTCTTTGCTGAGCCCATAGTGGATGTCTTGGATGCTGCCGCGCTCTACCTCTGCCTTGAGCCAGCCCACCGGGCGACCTATCGGCGTCAGCGTGAGCCAGACTCGCCCGCCTGTGCTGGTGGTGCGCGCCATCCCCTCCGCGAAGACTGAGGCAGGCGGCGGCTCATCGAACCAAACGAAGTCCAGCGTGGCCCCTGCTGCGGCCATCGTGCCCGCCTCTTGGCTAACGATCGTCAGCGTCGATCCGTTGCGAAGCCGCAGGATGCGCCGGGTGCCTACTCTGAAGCCTCGATCAGGATCGTACTTGCAGGCCGGGTGTAGCGCGCCCTTGGGCAGCAACTCCCACAGCTTTGATTCTATCTCCTTGCTGGCGTCGATGCTGTAAGGCACCAGGCGGCCACGAGAGGGCGCAGGCGGGACCTCTTGATATGGATGCCTACCCAGCAGCCAGAAAAGCGCCTCAGCGGCTCCGCAGAAGCTCTTACCTACCTGATTGGGCGCACGCAATAGCCGCACTCTGGACGGGCTGAGGTGGAACCTGCGCTGTCCGGGTGTCGGCTTGTACAGTGCTAGCGGGTTGCGCTCGACCGCTCGGAGTGCTCTCGCTAGGCTCAATGCTTGCGGGCGTCCATGCGCTGCTGTAGGGCTGCCACATGCTCAGGCGTCAGGCGCTCAGCCAGTGCGTCAAGCATCTCATCGGGATCTAGCTCGCTGTCAGCGTCGGCTGCTTCCTGCTGCTCCTGCATGGCGACCGTGATGATCTTATCTACCGCTGTGCCATGCGCCCGGTTTAGCTCGGTGAAGCCCAGGTCTGCTCGCTTCTCATCATCCTCTAGCCGGTGGATCATCTCGCGGCCTGTACGCACCACGATCTCAGAAGCCATCGCTAGCGCCGCCCTCTTTGCCTGTTGCAGTTCCTTGCGGTAGTCCTCGCTGTTTTGAACCCATCGCCAGACGGTAGACTCTGCCGCTACACCGCAGCGGCGGGCCGCTTCTGCGAAGGTCGATCCCTCTGCCAACGAGGCAAGCGCGACCTGCTTCTGTTCTTCTGTTGCGTGTGTCCATCCCGGTGCAGCCATGCCCACAGTCTATGCACAAGCGCGCCGATGTCCAGAACCAGCAACGCCCGCCGAAGCGAGCGCCGTGGCCTGGGCGGGGTTGGTGGGTCTAGCGGGTGCGCCGGGCGCGTCGTCTGTCCAATGCTTTCTTTTCTTTGAGAAGAGCCTCGGTCCATTCGTCGCGCTCCTCGCTCGTGAGACTCTTGTCAAGCCGCACCTCGCTGATCTTCAGAGAGAGCATGCTGCTCAAGAATCCATCAGATACTCCGTCTATCATTGTTCCCATTGTCTCATCCTCCTGTGCCCCGTAGGGCGGTTGCTGCCGGATAGGCTCCGGCGGGCCGTGGGCTGGTGGGCTAGCGGTTAACGTTGGGGAACCGCCGCCCGTCGTCGGCATACTTGGCCTCCATCTGGTTCTCCCAGCAGGCCACCCTATGAGAGACCGACAGACCGCTCAGGAGTCCATCGTCACCCAAGTGTAGGATGCGTCGAGCCCGCTTCAGTTCTCCGAGCGCGCAGTCGATGTCCGCGACGTCGATCCGGCGCTTGTAGTACGCGGCGCGCATCGACTCAAAGAGGTTGATCCGGGCGTCGAAATAGGCCCTTATAACGTCGTCGGTCAGGCCCGGATCTTCGGTGGTGCTGGGCTGGATGGCTTGCGATTGGGTGGCTGCGGTCATGGTCTTAACTCCCGGTGGCTTGATTGCCTTAACTGTCTGTATCCTATTTCATGCACACCTTAACCGTCAAGCGGATATACACGATTAGTTAAATCAGTTGAGCAGTCTAGCCTTGAGCCCTCCGCTGCATCTCGTCCTGGAACTCCTGCATGGCCTGCTTGATGCCCACCTCGCCCGTCCGATCTCGCAACCAATCGCCTTGAGCCTGGGAGATCCTGCGCTCTTGCTTCTCGCTGTAGCCGGGGCGGCTGAGTAGATCGCTGACGCCGGGATAGCTCGACCAGCCAGCCTGACCGCTCCACCACTGACCGGCAGCACAATCACAGAGTGCCAACACCTCATAGTCGCCCTCCATGACCGTGACCTTGCCATCACCGCAGCGGCGCGAGCAGTTGGGATCGGTTGGCGGTCGGTCGTCTGCGCTTTGTCCTGTGGGGTTGGTGCGTCGATAGGCGAAGGCTATGTCGTCGAAATGCAAAGGGCGGTAGCGAGCCGTTCCTGCTGCCTCCTCGCGGGCTGAGTCAAACGCGGCTTGAAGCCTTGCCGGGTCGATGCTGCCTAGCTTCCGATTGAACTCCTCGACCCAGGTGTTGGCCTCGGCCACGCTTGGAGTGCGGGATCTGATGAGTTGCAGGTTATGTAGAACAATGTCAGTGAGTGAGGCCATCGGGATCAATTCCTTTCGCTCTGAGGTTGGCTTCAACCTCGGCTTTGACGTCTTCTAGGGTTCGCTCCCAGGGTGGGCGGTTGGATTGCTTGGCGGTGCTCTGAGCGCCTCCAGAGCCGCGATCTTGCTGGCGGCTGAACCACGATCCAAGGAAGCGCCTGATGTCGCGCTTGCGCTTGCCTGGGTTGCTGTCTTCCCAAGCTGCTGCTCGCTTCGCTTCTGCTACGAGGTCCAGACCGGGGCAGGCGTCTTGCTGGCGAGAGGCCCAGGCGTCGAGGGTGGCGAGCTTGCCTAGCTTGCGATCTGACCAGACCTCGATGACATACACAGAGAGAGGGTGAGCCGGGTCAGGGTGCTGGGCTTGCTCAGCGTCCAGGCCAAGAGGCGTAGCCTCAGATCCTGTTCCTGTTCCTGTTCCTGTTCCTGTTCCTGTTCCTGCAATCGATGCCCTATCGGATACCCTATCGGATACCCTATCGGATACCGTATCCAGCAGAAGCCCAAGGGATCGCTTGGCTGCGTCGGTTGCCTCACATGCTGGCAGGGAGCGCAGCGCGTCTTCCCAGCCCTTCACCTGCTTTGGGCCTTCGGGCCTGTCGCACTCTGTGGCAGCCTCGATCCAGATGATCGGCGGGCGAGAAGAGCGCACAATGTGGCGTTGCCCGTGCAGTTGGTCAAGAGCCTTCCTCACCTTGTCTGCGCTCCAGCCTGTCTCGTCTGAGATGGTGCCGGGTCCAGCCTTGAGCAAGCCAGCCACGCAGGTAGGCCGATCGCAGGTCATCAGGTACACCCACAGCAGATGAACGGAGATCGG